TTATATTTCCTCCAAAAAAATGTTCCGCATAGCCTGAATATCTTTAATTGTAGTTTTATTTTCTTCTACTTCTTCAACCAATTTTGTTGCAATAAATATAGAGGTTGATAAGTTTCTACCACAACCCAATAAATGTTTTTTTACCGCTAGGAATAAATCTTGTAATTCGTCTTTTCTAGTTTTCATGTTCGTTCTCCTAGTAAATCAAGTTAGCTTTCAAAAGTTTTGTGTATAATTCCTCTACAGTGTTAGCCACCGCATATAGTTTATTAGTGTGAATGCTAAAACATTCATAACCAGTTCTGAACTTTTCAACTGCTAGATGTTGATTTTGTTTAATCAAGATATTGTTTAATTCTTGTAGTGTCATTTTGTAAGCCTCCTTGTAGCTTAATCACTTCTTATCTTGATTACATTATATAACTTATTCTTGTTTAAGTCAAACGTTTGTTCGTAATTATTGCAAAAAAAATAAGGGCACCTACTGTTATAGTAAGTGCCCTATATGTAACTAACAAAAGTTGTCTGCATATCCACCTTTATGCAGTAAGGAGATATTGGATCACCTCCGTCTATCTACGCAATACACCTGCAAGGAATAATGCAGCATTACTAATTGCCCATGTATCACGTTGCCGGCGTAACCTTTGTTCTGTTCGTTTATTATTCTTTATTTCCGCTTTCAACTCGTTCGATGATGCGTAAGCTGCGTCCAATGAGTTCGCTTGCTTGGCTGTTAGTTCCGATGCTTTCGCTAACTCTTCGCCCTGTTTCTTGTTGATAGCTTTGAGCTCGGCCAATTCCTTGCTCCGTTCTTCGTTGATAATCTTCAATTCGTTCAATTCGGTCGCTTGCTTGACGGTTAAGGTCTGAGCTTCGTTCAATGACAAGTTTGAGCTCTTGATTAAGGCGTCTGCTTGTATCAAGTTCCCTTTGAGTTCGTTCCAACTTGTCAATGGCACGTTGATAGTTTCCTCTTGCGGTGAAGTAGCCGTCAATGAGTTGGCATGCACCAATGAGGAGCAACACACAACCACAAATAAGAATAAACCGCTTAACAGTAATTTGAGATTTAACTGCTTTGATGTACTTCGTGATTTTCTCATACATACATAGCCCCCTTTATTTAGTCAAGATCATTCCAACGTGCTGCGTATCCCCTAACATCAACATGCACGAAGTCTTGGTGATAATAGCAACCAATTCCGTCCGCACCACATTCTTCGGCAATTTGTGCAAGATAATCAACATCAATGCCGTCGTATGTAATGTCGGCGGCTGTGCCCTCTAAATGTTGAGAGTTAGACACGCCCCCTACTTCCGCATTATGTTCAGGGCAACGGTAACCACTATTGATATATAACGGCACCCCTAAACGTTCACGAATTGCGTCTAATAAGTCCACTAAACGCTTGTCAATGATATGGTCCAATTTATTGTGTCCATTCTCATCGACCTCATGTCTATTACAACTGCAAGCGAACTCAAAATCATCAAAATATGCACCAATTTTCATTATATACACCTCTTTCAAATTAAAAGAGGGCCACTATATGCAGCCCTCATATAAAACGTTATTTCTTTAATAATGCGTCAACCTTACTTTGTACTAGTTCCAATAGACCTGAAATAGTACTATTGCCACCGTCTCGCATATTTTCCAATATAGAAAGGAACTCGACGGATCCAAGATACAACCAAACAAGATTGACTGCAAACGCATAATTGCCTGCCATAAAGTCAAAGCACCATGCACCGGCAGTAGCTAGGCAATATGTTAATACCTTTGTTACAAAAGGTTTTCGCATGTGTTTTGAATTAATAAGCCCTTTGCCCCATGCAGCCGGAATAGCAATATACTTATCCGAACCACTAATATTGTCAGGGTTAGCCCCTAAATCTATGAGCATTTGGTAACTAATGGCAGACCATTTAGTGATTAGATCTAAAAAGACAAGCAATATGAATATGCCTAAAACTTGTACATGTTTAAGACCTAACATGTAAATACCGACTTCTGCTATTACTGCCAATAAAGCCTTGATTGCGAATGACTCAGTAAGTGTTTGCCATGCGTCGCATAGAAAATTTGTTATTTCTTGCATTGTCGCTCCTTTCCACTAGATTATAGATGGTCGACTGCATCGCCTGCACTAACATATCGATGCATGCTATCATACCATTCAATTCGAGAGGATTGGAATCGAACATCATACACACCATATTGCAACGTACCTATTTTAATCGGAGTACTGTTATTATCAGTATTATTGAATGTAACCTTTTGAGGAGTTTCCACTATGATAGGAATATTCCCAATCGCATTGCCGCTTTTATCTGTAAAACTGCCATTTCCTGTTACAGGTTGCACATTCCTACTCGTTTTAATTAGGATACTATCAATTTCAGATGCTAACCATTTACCGAGCATTTTAAGAGCATTGTAGCCAGTGAAGTTTGTTACATTAATTTCTAACTTGCGACCAAATAGCTCATATTTAACGCCATTTTCTGTATAAGTGTCGTCTGGTGTTCTAGTATTGTCATGAATACCAGCAATTACAGTTTCGCCTACTTTTTCGCCAATAAAGTTGTGATAAGTCAAAGGAATATCATCAACGCCCAATGGCTCGATAGAGATGGATCCAGTTCCATTATCGTCAATCTCGAACGGAGTTTCCATGCCTGCAACTTTAACAAAGTAATGAGGCTCGCCCTCCACAGCGATAATACGTTGACCTTGTAATACGTTAGGTACTTTCAACTGTTTAAATTCAGTACGTGGGAACGCTTTCCCTAAATTAGAAATAACTGCAGCCAATACATCACTAATTGCAGCAGATTTACACCACACGTTGCCATTTAATAGCATTGTGCGTGCCTCATCTGCAACGGCACCGGCTTTTAGGCTTTCCAACCATTCTTGTTGACTACCTGTAAAGCCATTTAATTGTGCAATATCATATGCACTTAAACCGTCAGCACCATTGTGGCCGTCTTGTCCATGATCACCTTTAATTCCTGGAATGTTTACATTTACATTCAATGGCTTATCGCCTAATGTAACCAAAATTTCTTGAAGTGCGTTTGTTTCTGCCATAATGAACCTCCTTTAGTGCATAGAAATGTCATGAATAATAGTAATGTCCCCCATAATTAACTTATGAGAGACATTATCTTGAGTGAGAAAAACATCGTATACGGCCTTTGTGTATATCTTGTTAATCTCTAATGTTTTATTTTTTGAGATAGTAACAAATATAGTCTTATTATTTATTACTGTTTCAGCCTCACAAAGTAATTTACCTTGCTTACTGCGTACCTTACATACGGCATTGGCTTGGCTTATATCAATATCATCTGTGATTGTGTAAGCTCTTCGCCAATCTTCGCCAATATGTATTGTTTCATTTACTCGTTTGACTAGATCCATATATTCCCCCTTACCAGAATGAAACGATGAGTAAATCAGCCTCGCCATAATAGCCAAAATTACCTGAATTATAGAAATAATAAAAATAACCCTCTTTGGTTACACCGCAACCTTTGAACCATTTTGCGTTAGCACTTTGAGAGGCTGCATTATTTCTAGGATAGCCCCTACCGTACGAAAAAGTTCCACCATTCGGAATATCACCATTAGGAAAGAATACACGATTTTGCAACGGCTCACCATGTAACCAGTGTCCGCCCTCTAAATCATCAATCTTACCATTGCCTGGCCTGTTATTGAAATACATTGAATAGCGATTATTAAAGTCATGAACTTTGTTCATATCGTCATCATTAAAATAACGTCCAGTAATTTTATACGCTGAGCTTTCACGCATTTTAACGTTGGTTAGGTAATATAAACATCGTTCGTAGTTGTAACCGGAAGGCAAGTTTATTTTCTGTCCACTAACTACATGCAAGCTCATAAAATTAGTGTTCTTTAATGGCTCACCATTAGCATATACACTGTTGGCGTCAATTCTCGAACCAGTAATATTTACGCCTCTAATATTGCCGTCAGCATCTACACTAAACGTATTAGACGCATTTTTGATAACAGTACCAGTAATAGTGCCGCCTCTTAAATCACCAATATTGGCCGTGATAGATGATAAGCTATCGACTTGCATTTTATCAGCAGTAACTGAACCGGCTTGCAGCATTTTCTTGGTAATGATGTTATCGTCAAATAACGCTGCACCAGTAACGTGCAATAATTTGCCGTCAATTCTAGTGCCTGCCGGAGTTAAGTTGATACGACTTATAATCTCTTGACCGTCAAGACTATTGAGTGCATTACTTACTTTTAACTCAATACCATTTGAGATTTGAGTTATTTGCGAACCTAAATTAGTGTTTAGATCATTAATACTATGTTGGAACGCATTAGCTTGGTCGATGAGTTTACTTTGAAAACCGTCAACGCTAGTTTTTACTGTGCCAACTTCATTTTTTAAAGCCTTTACTGCCTTATCCATATCAGATATGCCAAGTTCTTCCATATCTAGCAATTTACTGTCTATTTTAGCCTTTACTGTAACATTTGTTGCATCGGTTCTTGGCCCCTCACCAAAGATATCGACATAAGCAACGCTGACAGAATAAACACCGGCCTCGATAGGAATACTCATTGCGTTAGTAGATGTGAAATATACAGTATTATCGACATAGACATTGGCACCTTTGCAGCCAGTCGGAATACTTTCAAATACCACTCCGATACCGCTAATAGTACCAGTTAATTTGACATTCGTAGGCTTAGGTGGAATTGGTACGTTATATGTAACCTCAGCCGGTGCACCATAGCCTTTTGATGGGTTATGTGCATACAAATAGACTTTGCCACTACGTTCACGCAGCATGCCACTATACGTAGTATTATTACTTTTACCAATCAGACCATCGGTTTGGCCTGTTCGTGTATCTAAACGCAATTCATAGAAATCGACGTCAGCGTTACGAACTTCAAGCCAGTTGAAATTGGCCTTATCACTAAACGTAATAGAAAAGCCTTGCGGTGCATTAGGAACTTCCGTTTTCATAGCTACTGTAATTGACTTCGTAACACCTTGCGAAGTGTTTCCATGTACGTCCTTAACAATAGCCTTTACTTCGTAAGTATGTCCAAGTTCGCAGCCACTAATAGAGATTTGACCGTTACCATTACCGCCATATTTCCATTTTGCATTGCCCTCACGGTACCACAATTCGACCGTATCAAAACTATTGATTTGAGGCACATCAAATTGAGCCACTACATCAAAGGACAATACACCGTTACCAATTTCGTAATATTTAGTATATAACGTTAAATTATCAACTTCTGGGATATAGTAAGGAACGATTTTATAAGTGTACTCTTGCACCTCATCAAGTCCCTGTTCATTACTACCGAACAGATTTAATGAAGTGAACTTGAGATATATCGTCTTATTTATATCTTCCTTACGATAAGGGTAACGGAATAAAGCCTCATCAACTCTGACAAACCTTTCATTTGCATTGTGGTTAATAGCATTAGTGCCATACTGTCCACGAACTAAACCTTTTAGCGTATACCAGTTATCTGGATGAGTTTCTACACCCTCATAGCTCAATGCCTCGCCATTTATCCAACACAATGTATTGGCACGTTCAGCATCGATATGTGTTGCAGTTTTCAACACACCTTGATTGAGTACTACATCGCATACATTCGCAGACTTATTAAACGCATTTTTGGTTCTGCCCATTCTAGCTTGTTGAGTGATAGATCCAATACGTCGATAGTTTTCGCCTGTATCGGATACCCATACGGAGCAACCACCCCAACCGCTCGGAGCATTAACCCCAACGAATACCTGATTGCCACCTACATCGCCGACGGTTTGGAATATAGCAACATCATTTACGCTTGGTGCAGCTTGGTTATAATCAATAAAAGGTCGTTCGTTCTCATGCACATTGTACTTGGCAGGAGCATATGTCCCTGGGGGTTTACCCTCGGCAGTTATTTCTAACTGTCCGTCGGCTGCCTCAGATACAGATGTTATAACGACAATCTGATTATTTAAGCCACATAATTCATCAGTAAGAGTAACAAGGTCGCCTGGCTCCAATCTACAAAACGCCCAATCTAAACGGAACGTATACTGATTTTTAGCGTATAGCCGTTTCATGGCTAATTGTTCAGCGTAGTATTGAGCCCTCGCCTTAGTATACAGATAATGTGCAGACTTCTTGGAGGCTGGCTTTAAACCATTCTTTTGCACATCGGCTACAATCTCAAAAGCGACTGTCTCTTTCTCATAACCGTTCGCACGATTAATAAATTCAACAGTCGCTTGATTATAACTTTCTGAGCTGTCCTTTCTCTTATATACAACTAACTGTCCATCGCTAGCCGGAATAAGATCATCTGAATTCAAGTTATATTGAATTTGATTGTAAGGTGTCCATGTTCCTATAGGCTTATCGGCTAATGGTACGATTTTAAGTCGGTCAGTAGACCAAAAGACCAAACTATTTGTAATTTCTGCTATATCATTAATTACAGTTTGAGCCTTTGTGCTTTTACTATCCGGAGGTGTACTGATAAGAATATCAGCTGCCTTGCAATATTCCCTGTAGTGCTCCAAACCGTCAATATTAACATCGTCAATGCCGATAGACTTTAACACATGCACAATATAATCGGCAGGGTTAACGTCTACACCGTCGCCAGTTTCTAGGAGCTTGCCTTTTATTTCAAAGTTGTATTGAGGTAAACTTCCTCGTTCGCCTAAATCAACTACACCGGCCATATATGCCAAGCCGCTATAAGGCAATGCCTTATCCGGATGCTTAGATAACACATAAGGCCACGGAGCTTGTCCATAATCACCTTTATAGGCGGTGAGCTCAATCTTTTCATTAGGATAGTCGTATATTTCCTTATCTCGCCATACTTTACCTATACCCTGTATAGGGCCCTCACATAAGCCAATCGCACATGCGACCGTATATGTGTAGGTTATTTCAGTATGCTTTGAGCCGCCACCTTTACCTGTTCGTGTTGTGGTTTTGTGTTCATGAGGGGTAAAGTCATCGTAATAAATAATGTTGCCACTCAATCGTGTAGTACCAAGTACTTCTGGAACTACTTCGCCGTATGATGCCGTATTGATTTGAAAATCGCCTATCATATCAGCTCGATTTGTAGTGTTATGCCCTCGACTAAATAGAAAGCCCATTATTTGCCCCCTTTCCTAAACCTATAAACCGCACGTAAGCGACTTCTGCCCTTAGCGTCATAGAATAATACATCGTCAATAGATGAATAGATAACGCCTAGATCAACAAACGCATGCACGACTAAATTATTGCCAACATAAATTGCACCGTGAGAAATGCAACGACCATATTGGTATAGTAGAAAATCACCGATACGAATATCATCAATAGGAACCTCGTCAGCTACTTTTTGAACATATTTTAGGTACTTTTCTTCGCTACGATGTAGATGCCATTCGTTGGAATAATTTTCTATTTCTAATGCATCTCGTTTCATGAGACCACTATCGACCAGTGCAGCAACCAACAAATAGGAGCAGTCGACACCAACACCATGAACCATAGTATTATTTTGATACGGTGTGCCTATCCACTTTTTTGCAGCATCGGCAATCATTTCACCTGTTGTCAATTTCATCGTATTGTCTCCTTTAACGGAACATACGGAGTCGCCCTGTTCCTACTGAAATTATTGAACTTATTCTTACAAGTTGTAGGTGTTTTGTCGCACCCTGGATAGATATAAGCCACATCGCCAACATGAGGTGCAGTATTTGTCGCACTCATATAAACGATTGTATTCGTAGCACTATCCATAATTTGAGTTGCTTGTCCTGATAGCGGTCCGCTTATCCATTCCATACCACCGGCAGTGTAATAGCCCTTTTCAAAACTAGTGTCAATCTGCACAGTATTGGTGCCAGTAACCGCCGTAACAGTAACACGCTTGCGGTACTTAGTAATATCAACGCCACACTCTTTGGAATATACGGAGTATGGACATTGTGGATAGTATCGTCTGTTAGGGTATTCAATATTGAGCCTTTGGACTACTGACTTTGCATTAATTTTCAATGCAAAGCCACCACCCTGTGTTACTTCACAAATACCCTTGAACAGATCAATACATTCGATAACGTTTCCATTATCGCCAAAGAAAGCACGTCTCAAATTTAAAGTCGCACCGTCTAAGCCACCATTATGAGCAACGGTTAAAACAGGAACACCACCTATTTGGTCGGACTGATTAGCAGTTATGGTAACGTTTAATTTATCAACGCTAACAGTACTGCTTGTTGCAATTTTTTCACGTACAATAATTGGCCCATCGCCCTTGTATGTGTTTCCGCCATAACTAACATCGATGTCAGTGTCCGCCCAGTAGTAAGAAATGCCACTTTTGAGTTTAAGTTCATATAAGTCGCACGATACAAATGTCTGAGATGAGCTTAAATGAACGCTTAAAGCCTCGCTAACTTGTTTCATTTATAATCACCTCACCGTAACCAATTTAAACGATTTAGACTTAAATATGTCCTTAAATACTGCCTCGTCAGTGTAGTCGCCACTGAACATGACTTTCCAATAATATGTGTAGTCGGCAGTAATAATGGCAGTTGGTGCCACTCTTACCCCTGGTGCTAATCTAATAACACCCTTATCCGATACCGCACTTACTGGTGAGCCATTAGCGTATAATTTAAGGTTTTCAATATGTGCGACTGGTTCCCTAAAATCACCATACAAGCGAACTGCTTGCCATTCATTTTGAGCCCCAGTACCTAAACGAATACCCTTTTCTTGATAGTCCTCTGGATCCAACCATAAGAATGGAACTGTACCACCCTTTACAGATGCATAAAAGCCCATAAGACGCTTATGTTCTTCTGGGCTTAAAATTGCGAATTCTGTTGTAATGGTATACTGAGGATATTGCCAAGTAGTCATAGTTCGTACTCGACCACTCCCTGTACGTTTAATCTTAGTGTCCCATTTTTGAGATTTTGTAGACTTCCACGCAAGGGTTTTTATATCTGGGAATTTTAACAAATCTGCCATTACCATGTACCCTCCGTAGCCACAAATTCTCTGTTTTGATTTACTAAAAACTGACGTAAGGAACGACCTGCCGAATTCTCTAGCCAATCACCAAACGAATGAGCGTCCATAGCGGATACGTTAAACGTAATGCCACCAGTAGCACCACCACCGGCACGTGCTATACCTGCACCCATTTCATCATATGTGCTTTCACTTAGAGGTAAAACGGCCTCTTTGTACTTGCCCTCGCCAATCTCAGCATAAGTGGAGCCATAAGCAACACCACCGCTTGCAAGTTTAGGCAATTCTAATCTGCCACCACCTATAGACGCAAAACTTGTTGCACTATTAGCAAGAGACAATGCACTACCGGCCGCAGTATTAGCAGACCATGCAGCATTGCCGGCGATAGCACTAGCACCGAACGTTGCCATAGATACTTGTTGTGCTAATGCAGCCCATGCCGGATATTGAGCATTAGCCGCAGCAGTACCAGTTGCAGCCTGTTGAGCTGCCATCATTTTACCGAACACGGCTTGTTTGATTTGACCGGCTATCCATTGTGCCACACTATCAGCAATAGTTTTGAGAATAGCTTTGCCAAGATTTTGGAACGTTTGCATAAGAGTTGTTGTACCTTGAATAAGACCTGAGATAGATCCTTGTAAACTATCCAAGCCTGCATTTGCAGCATCGAACAGAACTTGTTGCCCATTCCAGTGTGCATCGAATACGGCCTGTTTCCACTCTTCAAGGAGCTGTTTCTTTAAGTCATAATGCTGTTGCTCGGCGATGTACTCATCTGTCAATGCAGCTTGAAGTGCCTCGAAGTTCTGAGTACGCATAGCCTCATCAATAGCATACTTTTCGTTAACTAGATCAGTATGTTGTTGCAATGCTTTTTTATTGAACTCATCTTGTAACGCTAGCATTTCTTCGTTTTTCATTTTTTCAAATGAGATTTGACCCTCGCCACTCATTTCAAACTCAATGCCACGTTGTTTTAGAGTATCAATATATTTTTGTTGCTGCATAGCGTCCATTTTAATGAAATTATCGGACATTTCTGCGTAGCGGTCCTCAATTTCATCAATGTGGTCGATATAATCTTTTGCCAACTGCATTGCCGGAGATACGGAGCCAGTACTGTCTTTGTCGGCAGTACTAAATGCAAAATTCTTCTGCATATCACGAATACCAGTTTCAATGGCACGTAGTTTTGCCATTTCTTCTTGCTTAGCTTTGATACGCTTATCTGCATAAACTTCGTTAAGTCTTTCCAAATCTTCTTGGTAATTAGCATTGGCCGCCTTAGATTTTTCAAGCTCATCTCGTTCTTTTTGATATTGAAGTTCGACTAACTCAACTTGGTTGCCTTGCATTTCCAAGAAAGATTGCAATATTTTTTCGTGGACTTGTTTGGCCTCTTTTGCAAGATCTTTACCACTGCCCTTGCTACCTTTACCACCACCGGAACCACCTTTGCCACCTTTACCGCCTCCAGTGTCGTAGTCGCCACCGCCACCACCAAAACCACCTGTGTCGATGTCTCCGCCACCACCACCGGATAAGCCTGATGTTATTTGACCCATAATATCACCGGCAGTGTTAACAATATCTTGTGCAGTATCAGCCGAAATAGTGTCTACTTGTTGAATAGCAGTAAATGTTCCGCCAAAGAATTTGGCAACTTTATCGCCTACGCTATTAAGTTTAGCGATTAACCAGTTAAGGGCCTCAATAATCTTATTAACACCCCAAACTGCGGTATGTACGATAGTCGAGAATACCGAACTTAGAGTATTGCCAAAACCATTGCCAGCCGCAGCCGCAGTTGCGAATACAGTAACAAGTGTTACGAGTACTGAAATTAGTAAGCCGACTGGGTTCGCCCTCATTACGAGGTTAAGCACTTTTTGAGCTGCAGCCGCAGCCAATGCACCACTACGAACACCAATATATATGCCCCTTACTGTAGCCAATGCCGCAGCAAGTAAAGCCGATGCCGTAGCACCTGCCGCCATTGCAGCACGTAAGACTGCCATAGCTGCCGCATGAGCCTTAGTTGCAGTTGCAGATGCTAACTCCGCAGCCTTTAATGCAATAACTTTCACTGTAAGTGCAGCGGTTTGAGTGCTACATAATAATAATGTAGCTTTATAGGCGATAAAAGCAGTTGTAACACCTACTACCGCAGCCCTAACGGCTGGCATAGATGTTGTAAATACCCCAACAAAACTTGTTATGACATTCTTAATCACACCTATAGTAACGCTTAACCCTGCAAACGCAGCTTTGATAGTAGCTATTGCCACTTGTGCAGCTGCAGCCACTACTTTGAATGAAAAAGCTAGTTCGTTGAGTGCACCTGCCAATAGATCAGAACTTGCCATTGAGCCGATTTGCTCCATTACTGGTTGAAATGCGGTAATAAGATTATTCTGTAATTGAGTGCCAATATCTTGGAATGTCAAAGGAATTTCGGCGAACTTAGCATTTGTTTCTTCCGCACTATTGAATAATGCGTTCTTAATGATGTCCGCAGTAATTAAACCTTGCGAGCTCATTTCCTTTAATTGGCCTACAGTCAAGCCCATTTCACTAGCGATAGATTGTGCCAACATAGGAGCATTTTCCATAATGGAATGGAATTCGTCGCCTTGTAACTTACCGGCCGCCATCGCCTGTGTTAACTGATACATAGCGGATGAAGTTTCTTCCACACTTGCACCGGCAATCTTAAATTGCTTATTTAACTGTTCGACGAAGTATATAGCCTCATCATTTGAGCTGAAAGCGTCCTTTGCAAGCATATTCAACTTCGCAACACTATCAGCCATATCGAGGTAACTACCACGAGAACGGTTAGCGGCTTGATATACCTTATCCATAATTTCCGCAGTACTTTGTGTACCGTCATTGATAAGGTTAATACGAGCACGTAATTGAGTTAGTTGGTCGGTGGTTTTAATCGCACTTACGGCCATGTCTTTTAACGCTCTGCCGGCTGCCTCAATACCAATCGCAGCACCTGCAAATGCAGCACCACTTTTGGCTGCATTCATAAGCCCTGGAATTTCCACCCCAAAGACCTTTTGAGCCTTAGCCTTAACATTATCAAGGCTATCTGAAATGCTTTTACCTAGCGACTGCTCGGCTTTCTTTGCCACACGGTCGAGTGCCTGTTCAGCACTATTGGACGAGCCAACAATTTTGACATTTATTTGAGTATCGGCCATAACTTTATAACTCACCTCCTGCCTGTCTGAATTCTTCCATGAATAACTTTTCTTCTGTTTTGCGTTTAGCTGCAGACATAGGGTGTAATTGTTTCATAATGTCTTCGACACGTAACTTTCTGTTGCCAGTAATATGTACGTTTGTCATTAGACACGCAAAATACGCTTGTCTGCGGTCCTCTATTTCTGTCCTTAATTCATAACCCTCGGCAAGCTTGTAATACTCCATAGGGCTCAAATTCATAAATTCCCACGGCTTTAAGTTAAGCGGACCATACGCCATACGCTCTGCCTTAGTTATCCAAATACTAAAAGAGGGGGCTGTGTAGCCCCCCTCTAGTTTTTTGTGTCTGCCTCAGCCTCAACTTCGGAGTGTGCTTGCTCGTCAGCCTCTTCTGGGAATAATGCATAGTACGCAGCTTTACCAAATACACCACTGCCAATAAGGGCTTGCACTATTAACTGCACAAGATCACTATATTGGACTGAACCATCGTCAAACAGTTCTTGTAGTTTGTCTTGATAGTAGATATAATCACGCTTTTTTCCGTGTTGTTTCATACCTACAACAAACGCAGTAATAAGCTGATTAAATGTCATTGTGCCACTTTGCACGGCTTTAAAAATAGGTTCACCCCATAGCTGTTCCAATTCGGCAATACGACCAATGTTGAAAAAGATAGTTTCGCCAGTAGCGAAAAGATCACAATTAATTTTTTTCATTTTGCACACTCCTTAATAAATTAGGCTTTTTTCAATTCAGACAACGGACCTACACCGTTCAAGCTGCCTTTATATGTAGCCACATCATCATGTGGAGTGTTCAAGGACAACTCTGTAACGGATGCAATACCAGTCATGTAAGATTTGTCAGGATATTCAAATTTAAGATGAACATATTCGCCATCTAAAAACGCTTTTTCAAGCAACGTCAAACTTTCTTCGTTAGGCATGAGCAATGTTTCCAAGTCGATGGACCATTCTTTAAGACCTGCGATTGTAGACTTCCAACCGCCGGAACCTTTATGAGATGCGTCAATGCTATCTGCTTTACGAGATACATCACCGGAACGTTGACCGCCTAATAAAAGCCATTCTGCATTTGTAGTTTCGTCAGTACCTACATTCAAATAAATAAGGTAATTTTTGCCGGCAGTAGGCATTGCAGCCTGTTGCGGTTTATAAAGTTTTTTTGCTGTAGCTGGTTGAGCTGGCATTAGAATATACCTCCGTTAGTTTCTTCTTTTAAATCAATAAGGCGAACCATAAAGCGATATTGAGTACCTATTAAAGGCCGTACACTGTCATGGTCGCCAGTTTTATTTGTACATACTAAATCTATGATTTGATAGCCATTAGACTGCAATATGCATGCCTCTTCGTCTAATTCACCACATCGTTTGCGTAGATCATTAATAATTGCCTCGAACTTATCCTCGAAATTAGCAATAACTTCGTAACCGACTTCCAAGTCAGGGTTGTCATTGCGTCCCCAAACCTCGATATAAAGTTCTTGTTGCAATTCAGACTGAATGGAGTTATCACCCCTTGTAGTTTCCCCACGAATAACCATAATAACGCCATTCTCGTCAATCTTTGCTGCCTGTGGTCGCATAGCACCTAGCATGACATTAAATGCAGCACCGCTATTCTCGATAGTAGATTTAATATGTTGCATTAATTCTAGCCACATACTACCCCCTGTATATTTCAACGGTACGATAACGAGCATATTTCTTCGCATCGCCTGTTAAATCTTCCGGAGTTATCTGCTTTTCTAAAATCTTAATGCGTTCATCAAGATATAATAATTTCTTACTGTAGAAATCGTCAGTCGAACCGTCCCTAGTATAAGCACCAGGCAACGCATAAGCCTTGTCAAAGCATACGAAACGATATGTATATAGTTGTACTAGCTCGTCTGCTAGATAGCCCCTAATAACATCATTCTGTGGAACCCCTAACCGCTTAGCGAATGCGTATAAACCTTGCTCGGCACGTTCGACATGTTGTTGCAGTACCTCTTTGCCTAATAGCTCATCGGTGAACTGCATTTCCGTGTAGTCGTATAACATTGAGCCCCCTATAATCGAATTCTAATTTCATGGTCTGCCTTTCCAAGCCAATCACTTCCGCTTATATCTTCAAGTGCCATGTTCGTAGCCTTTGCGAATGTAGCATATACATCGCCACGCTTGCGATTAATAGCGTCATATAAGAATGGATCAGATTTAGTGCCTGGATGGTGAACCTCTTTAGAAAATATAAAACCATTACCGGCCATAGGTGCCCATCGCAAAACGCTTTTTGTCCTAGGACGAATAATATGAGCTCGTGTACCCTCATGGACAAACACCCCATAAGGTGCAGCCTTATCATCAAGATATACAACCCCAACATTATTGCCATTATCAAAGTCGAACCGTGTATCAATAGCACGTTCCAACTGAGATGTCCTAGATATAAAATTATGTCTTGCTTGTGCCTCATCTTGCACCATAAAGGTGCTCGATTTAACGGCCTGTCTCAACCGTCGCTCGAACACCTCAGCAGGTAACATGATTACGCCTCAGCTTTCTTACGGCCACCACGTTTTGGCTTTTCTTCTGTGTCCTCAGTATCGTCAGTTGGTTCTGTTTCCAACTCCTCAACTGCAAAGCCCTCGGACTGTAAACGCTCAATATCGTATTCAGTTTCTACGTATTGAACTTCATTCATACGTACAAGTCTTGTCATTTAAAAACACCCCTTAATTATGCACCAGTATTAACACGAATTGCGGCAAAGCGGTTTTTAGGAATCCAAAGATCATGATATTTACGATAATCGATTTTCCATGCGTCTGCCTTTTGGTTAACGTCAGGAGTGAATACACGTACTTTATCTGTTTTAGATACTGCAATAGGGGCACGTTGCGGCATAATGATCCAGTTAATGTCCTTTGCAGCTGTATCAGCTTTAAAGCCACCGGCTTGTTGGTTAGCTGTTTTACCGTCATTGAATACGTAAGCAGTTTTCATACGTGCAGATGGTACACCCAAAATAGGAATATCATTGAAAGATTTAACAGTCGTATTGATAGATCCATTTTTGAATTCGGCAACATTCAAATAACGATTGAATTTATCTGCGTTATTCAAGATAGTACGCAATTTGGTGGACATAACAACAATTAAGCCCTCGTCCTCGCCTACAACGTCTTGAATTTCTGTAATTTCAGCCTCTAACTTTTCCAAGATAGTGGCAACGGCTGGAGTAAAGCCAGTAGTAACTTTATTTTCTGCAGTTGCTAACGCAGCAATTTTGGAATAACGATAGGAATCAATTTCCGGAATAACTTGTGTACGTTGGAATTCGCCCATTACAGTGCCGGCAGTCGCAACGAAGTTAGTTTCGTTAACGTCCATAGAGTCAAGTTGGAATGTACGACCACGGTCTTGAGTCATTTTGTAAGGGTTAAATTTCAAAGTAACGGAACCTTGGTTAAAGCCCTCATCACGGTCGTACTTCGCAAGACCTTGCATGCTAATTTCAGGAATATGTACAGTATCACCACCGTCATATTTGACTTGGCCTGCGTTAGCCTCCATAAAAGCGGAAGTTGCACTTGCCAACATTTGAGCGTCAAGTACAGTTTGGAACTGTTGAGAATATTGAAGTGTGTTAATCGCCATTGTTAATGACCTCCATAATTAAATAATTAAAGTTTTACACCTGCTGCTGCTGCGAATTCATTCAAGACGGTATCGCCACCGCTACCTGTGCCACCTTGTCCACTACCGACATTGCCAGTAGCCTTTACTGCCCAAGCTTTGCCTTGTAGCCATTCATTGGTACGGTCTTGGATAGTTCCTACTGTGCCGTCCTCTTTTAAATAGCCATAAGTGCCATCGTCTTGTACTTTGATGTCATTGGCAACCAATCTTGCAAACTCTTGCGGATCTACCGCATTTGCCTTAGTAAAGGCGTCAAGTGTCTGTGCCATAATCTCAGATTGAATACGCTTTGCCTCAGCCTCTTTTGCCTTAGTTTCAGCAAGCTCGAACTTTTCACTCATAGCTTTTAATTGCTTTTCGAGTGTTTTATATTCCGGAGAATTAGCACCATTATTGGCCCCTGCCTCCTGTTCCAATTCGGTAACACGAGTTGTTAACGTATCACGTTCACCGGTTAACTCCGTGATTTGTTGTTGTAGTTTTTCACGTGTTGTCTTAGCCTCATTATTAAGACGAGACGTCTCCCCCTTAATAGCGGTGATAAGATCTTGACCGTTCTCCAACTGTTCGAGTGCTTGATAAACTTCTGCGATGTTCATGTTGTAACCTCCGTATATAACATGAGAAAAATATATGTAATAGGCCTCCGCCTAATTACACCAATATAAAAAGTGCCATACTATCACACATAATATGGCACTCATTAACAATATTTATTTTGGTTTTCTAGGCTCATAAACTTCTGACGTCCACCCCTTAGCAACTTTTTGCCAGTCAGCTTTGCCAGTTAGTACCTGTTCACGACCATTCACGCCGAGCAACACTTCTTGATGTTGCTTAGATAAAGATTTGATATATTCTAGTCCTGACTGTTCAAAGTTATTATGTCTTTTATTAATATCAATATCGAGCTCAGTCATTGGCTTAATATGACACATACAATGCGGATGTGCTGGCAGGTTAGGGAACTTGTCTTTAGGATAAACCCCTTTGCCAAGTCCATATAAATCTGCATTAGCATAAAAGTCGCATATGTCATATCTTGGATGATTAGCGGATAACTTCCATTGAAAAGCGACCACGTCCTCATCGTCTAAATATCTGTTCATTTGGCCGTCAGCATAAGCCCTTGCATTTTCAGTTCGTGCTATACGCTCAGCATGATAACGTGCTTTTTCTTGTGTAGCTGTGTAGATAGCTTTCTGCAATCTAACTTCGTTGCCATCATCAACGGCTGCAGCTACTTCATTATATGCAGCCCTAACATAAGGAGTATCGAGCCTTGCTATTTTTCCTTTAACACTACGCAGCAATTCACGTTGCTTACGCTTAGCCTCTGGAGTAGCCTCACCACTTATATTTATATCGGATAGCTTGCGTAGGAACTTCGGTATGCTAGCTTCTGGGATAATACCGCCCTTACCATAGCCGTCGAAGATTGACTTTGCTAACCCTTTTACAGTTTTATTTGTTTTCAATGCTTGCTTGATAGTGTCAGCCACTTCATTACGTATAGTGCTTGACCGTCTATATAAACGTTTAGAAAGTGTAAGATCATCACTCGCCCAACTATCAGACATAGCTTGTGAAATACTTTTAGCGGAGTATGGAACATTATCACCATACCCTGCCATAAAAGTATTAACTAATTCCGCCTGTAAGGTAGCTTTCATCATATCCATAATAGGGTATTTCGCATATGCATTTCTAACGGCCTCATTAGGTTTAAGCCCTAGTGTCAACTGTACTTTGACTTCTTGCTCAAAACTATCTATTGCCTTGTTTATCTCTCGTTGCGTCCTCATCTTCTGCACCACCCTCTACTTCATCATCATTGTTATTATGATATGTTTCGTCTTGCTCTTGCCTTTGAACGCTTTCTTCAATTTCGGCAACAATTTCATCGAACGTTTCAGGCTCAATGTTAGGCATGTAACTGTCCAATACCTTTTTGCCTGTTTCAACTTTAAGAGTGTTGCTGCCAAGTCCAAGATCTAACACGGCCTGAGATTGTGCAAGGCTATCTGTAATATCATTAATTTTGAATTCACGAGGATAGTCGCATTTGTAATCGACATTCGTATTTGTCCATAATTCAAACAATTCAATAATGTCCTTTTCCGCACTTTCACATTGTACGGAAAAATCTGCCAAGCGTTGGTTGGTACGTTCAAAGTCCCATTGCTTAGCCACACCGCTTTTTGCCTCCTGTACACCTATAACAGAATTAACACCGGATAGGCGATACATATCATCGACAAGCATTTTAATAACGCTCATGATAATCTCTGCCGGTCCTCTATCTGGTGCAATATAAGCTGGTGCATGACTACTTTCTGCCGGATACAACAATACATTATTTGTACCTATTGTAATATCGTCAGCCCCTTGCCCATTGTCAGGTAATGTCAATGTACTAAAAGTCTGCATATTAAGTATTTGAGTTAATAGCGAGCATAGATGATACACTTGATGATTTGTCCTAGCGATAGCCAAGTATTCCGGCGGAGGTAAAATATCAATCTTACGAGATGAACGACCAAACCATTGAACAACAGGAACCCTGCCAAGATTATGCTCACCAGTAGCAATGACTTTTTGCTCATCATTCTTCAATGTCCAAGATGTTCGTGTCCATTCATGGTACTGGGTTTTGGCTTGCCCATCATCATCAAAGACTGTAGATGTATAAGCAAAAAATTCAAGTTCGCCAATGTCATTTGTAAGCCATTTATATACGCTTTTTGGCTCAATAGCAACCAAATAAGGTAGCTGCCTATTATTTACTTGGTCGGCAACTGTTTCACCTATTTCAGATACGTTATCGACTAAAATATACATAACGCCATACACTTTTGCTTGCGTGGCATTATAACGCATAAACTCTTGAAGTGTAGTGCCTAATCTATCCACATCATTAAGGAATGTTTCGAATAATTCGCTTTCATTATAATCACGTGAAATAGTATCTTTGAATATCGGATCTACACATGCATTGATGATAGGTGCAGTATGATTTAGGTAATAAGATAATTGTTGTCTAAAAGTATAATTTGCAGCACTTTCCCTAGGGTGTTTTTGTAATGCACCACCAGCTGCAAACATGCCTGTGCCGTAATAAGCGTCATGCAGCAACTCATATTCGCCATCACGAGCATTGGTTAATATAGCCATGTAATAAGCCTCCTAATAAATATTAATTCTTGTTGCTTTGTAATCTGGTGCCGTTAATTTCTCAGCGACGCCAGTTAATGCATCCGGAGCATCGTCATGTTCGTTCTTGCCCTCACGTTGATAACGTGTAATGGCTTTGTAAAATTCAGGCCATCTGTCAGCCCAATTTACAGGGAAGTAAATATGATCCATAACCCAGGTCGCATTAGATAGGATCCGGGCTTGCTTGTTTTTTGATTGGTGGAACGGAACCACCTTCGTGTAATTGCTGCCATACGTATCGCGTAGGCGTTGGATCACCTGACGAGCGAACCCTCGGCCGCCGTTATTGCTTTCTATATCGGCAATATTAACCGCGTTACGATACAGCATATCGGCAACCTCAGGCTCCGTATATTCCATACTAGCCTTTGAATATACAACGTCCAGAATATAGGCTTCTTTGTTGTATACGCCGTATGTGATACTGGCTAACCAGTCGTCGCCAGTATCAGCAGTATCGGTGTAGTTCTTTATTTGAGTAAATAACGGAGTGCCGTCAGCACCAGTAGGGATATGTTCATACGTTTTAAGATTTGAATATAAGCAACCTTTTAAGTCGATAGGTATTTGTTGATAGTTCGCACTGGCTATATCCTCACCCATAGCCCTGCACTTTTCTTTGTAGCTTTCATAAGAAAGTACATCGTCGCATAGCATAGTGCCATCGTCTTGTAAGGCTTTCATGGTAATAACCTTTGCTTTATCTCCAAAGTGTTCTATTGCCCTACCGGCTAGATCATCAGACGCCCAACGTGTCATGATGATAATTATCTTGCCGCCCTCCTCTAAACGAGAAAGCATAGTGTTCGTGAACCAGTCCCAGTGTTTCGCCTTAGTATTTTCGTTGTAAGCCTCTTCTGCATTCTTGATAATATCGTCAATAATCAGAATAGAGGCACCAAAACCTGTAGCAGTACCGCTTGGAGATGTAGCTAGATAACTGTTATAACCGCCCTCTAACGACCACATATCCATAGAGGCATCGCCACGTTTAATACGTACGTTAGGGAATATATCCGTATATACAACCCTATTTGCGTCTGCCTTTACTTCTTGAATATCATTACGAACATTCTTCGCAAAGGTAGTGGATAGGGTTGTATTATACGAACCAGTCATAATCTTTTCGATAGGGTTTTTGCCTAATATCCATTTAACTGCCATCTGAGCCGTACGGCTTTTACCATGTCGAGGTGGCATGTTCATGATTAAGACTTTAGTGTCTGGATCTTCATAAAACTCTTGCAACGTATTGCATAGTTCAACGAGGTAGTCTCTGTCTTTCCTGTAAAAGTCCGGTGCTTGTAAATGGCAATAATAAAAAAACTCACGCCTTGCTAATTCATATTTGAATTGCTGCATGAGTTCCGGTGTGAGTTTCATAGCCTCACCCCTCTTTGTCTATTAGCTTTTTGAGTTCCTCAGTTGTAACACCGTCAAGTGGGTTGCTTTGAACAGTCGTATTGACTTCCATTTCCGTCTTATCAGATTGGCCTAGGAAGTTCTTTCCTAAAAAGATTGCCATAGCCGGAGACTTTTCTGCAAGTTGCCATTGCATACGTCGTAAACTTATCTTGCCTTTGCCCCTCTTTTCACGAAAAACATGGGAGAAAGTTTTACCATATGTTCGTCTACACCATGCGTTCAAAGTCTTTTGAGTAACCCCAAACCAGTCGCACACCTCTTCGTAGGTGCATTGTAAACCACATAAGCCCTCGAACTCTTTCTTGTCTATTTCAGCCCTTGGCCGACCCATTTTAGCCACTGTTTCGCACCTCCTTATTGTATTTTATCCATTGTAACTGTGTTTCTCGTATATCATGTATCAACTCTTTAAAAGCGGCCTCGTCTTTAATTCTAACGTTTCTATGAGGTGGCTTTAATTTATGATAGAACCTCATATGCTGCCCATTAGATTTTGTTGCAAGACCACATTGAACATGGTCCGGATATATCTGACTTGTTGCAATAGGTCGAATATGCCCCCATTTATCATATGCAGCACGCATGCCAGTATTGCTCTTACTTTCCTTTGTGTAGTGGTAAGCACTTAATACTGCATTTGTATATGTACCACTATGATTGAAGTCTAAATTATGAAGTACATCATCATCAAATGGTCCTCGCCACTTTATGTCAGCCTCTACATTTTCAATAAAGCAACTGTAAGCATAGCCATTTCTTAAAATTTTCTTTTCTACGGTAGGTGTAGCACCTAATACAATACCCATATATCCTATGTTCGTACATTCACACATACGATATAAATGCTCAAACACTTTAGGTAATATGTTTCTAGCATAATATTCTTTGGTCTTGCCAGTAGTATGGACTTTGCCTGCACCAAAGATCACAATGTTATCATCTAATTGGTAAGCATATTTTTTGCCATTCTTTTTGGCGTCCTCTAAACACATTTGACGATTGCAGATAGCACCATGAAATGGAACAGGGTACGTTTTATGCTTTTCGAAATATTCGTCCTCCCATTCATCTGATACGGAGACGATTTGACTTTCACTTACGCCTGCACTCAAATAGCTATCGACTTGCTTTTCATTCATAACAAATTTAAAAGGTAGGCCTGCCTCCTCTAACCACCATGTTGTTGGTCTGTCTTTAGGGTTTGGCCTACCATGTGTTATGACATAGATAGTCGTATCTTTTTCAATAATTTGTTTTGATTGTAGCACTTTCTGAAATTCCCTCTTTTATCTTATCGTATAATTCTTTAGATATTTCATGTTGATTAACTACAACAGTTATTTTATATTTTGCTTTTTCTTTTTCTTTTAACTTCTCGTCTAAACTTTCGTTAATGGCCTTTGCCTCCTCGACAAGTTTTTCGCCTAATGCCTCCAACTCTTTGTATTTAAAGCCGGTGAATACATCATCGCAGTCGTTAATTTCTTCAATTAATTTATCAATGTCCCAGTTAGCTTTTGCACTAGACTCGTTTTCGACAATTCTAAATAAATTGCAATCTTCCTCGTTAAGATCATTAGCATAAATGCAAGGTACTTCTTTAAGTCCTAACTTTTTAGCCGCAGCATAACGGCCATGACCGGCAATAATAACATTATCGGCATTAATTAGAATAGGGTTTTTAAAACCGAACGTCTTAATGCTTTCCGCTAATTCCTCAATATTTTTATCATGATTTCGAGGGTTATTCTCGTAAGGTTTAATGGAATGAATATCCAATATTTTAATGTCCATTTACTTTGACCTCCGTGCCCTCATATTTAGATGTAATTTCTTTGATTTTCTCTATATCTTCATCAATATCAGTTTCAATGGTTAATCGATATACACCTAACGCTCCCAAGTCGAACATATCCGAACTGATGTCCTCCTCTTTACAGAAAAGGTCGAATAGTTCAATGTCGTCAAGCATGCCACTATTAAGCATTTTTTGAACTTCTTCATTGTATTTATCGAAGTTCCATTCGCTCAACTCAGCCATGCGATTGTCTGCAATTCGATATGCTTTTACTTGTTTTTCGTCAAGATCATCTGCAATGATACATGGAACTGTAACAAGTCCCAAAATATGTGCAGCCTTATAACGAGTATGCCCTGCAATAATAACGTAATCTTTATCAACTATAATTGGAATTTTAAACCCAAAACGGTCGATACTTTCAGCAACATACGTTGCAGCCTCATCATTATAGCGTGGGTTATTTTCATATGGCTTTATATCGCTTAAAGCCAGTTCGACTATATTCATTTTAGTACACTCCTTTTGCTACTCTTATAACGATTATGCTCCTTTTTCATTATGCACCCCTCATAACGGCTCGCATTACTGGACGTAAAAAAAGCACGACAATATTTATCTATGACGATAAAGTTTGCCATGCACTTGCCTTTCCTGTTATTAAGGCACTGTAATGCCTTACATTTTATTGTTGTCATTTTGTGCCCCTCATTACATAACAAAAAAAGCTCAGACATACAGGGAGAGAAATCCGTAAGTCTGAGCCTTTTTCGTAGATAGTTAAATGTTCAGTATATGCGTGTCGTCGAAAAGAGTGATTTGAAATGCCTAGGAGAATGAACATTTTTCGACACTAATAGTTTACTATATGTAAACTGAAAAGTAAATGAAATGTTTTTGCAAGTTTACGTTAAGCTGCTTGAACGCCCCAAAGTAGTATGCTTACGTCTTTCTCTGCCCTTTCAAGGTAGTTGTAAACAGTTCTTTCAGAAACGTTTTTTGCAATAGCTATATCTTCGACCGGTACAGAATTTACATAAAAGTCGATTAAAATCTCAAAATATGGAACTTCCCTATGCTCGCATTGAGTTTTATATACCGCCAACATAGCATCGATATGTTCTATGATTAACTCTGTCCGCCTTTTACTAGCTGCTATCGCCTCAACCTTTAACAGTCCTCGGCGGTTAAACACTTCATTGAGTACTATTTGTAGATCACTCGGAACGCTATTTTCTACACTAGCGACTGCATGCTCGCAATGTTCTTTGAGTTCCTTGTAACCTTTCAGAAGTCTTTTAGTGTTCTTTCGAGCCTTTTCTCGTTCCTGCTCGCACTTGTCAGCCTCCATTTGTTTATACTTTTCAATGGCTGCCTCACTAGCAATTTTGATTATTTCCTCAATGGTGAGGTTCCGAGTTTCTTCCATTTTTCGTCTACCTTTATATAAAACGTAACCACATTTTTATTTTGTTTAAAGTCTTGATGATATGTAGCACTATCAACCTTGTAATGGTTTCCGTTTTCCATATCAACTATATCGAGCACATCATTCTCGCCCATATTTCCGATAATATAACCGAATGACTTTTTATCCATGCTAACACCACCTTTATTTATTAGTACTACCAAAACCACCAGTACGTTTTGCAGTTGCATTATCACGGCTTGTAACTCGATAAGGCATAAACACAAGCTGAGCCAAGTTATCGCCTGCCTTATATTCAAATGGTGTAGTGCCAATGTTACGAATAGGTATCATAATATGACCCTCGTTAGTTTCATTGTTATAGTAATCAGCATCGATAATACCTGTGCCATTGGCTAACATAACACTATTTTTAATGCCTACACTAGAACGTAAGTGCAGTTGGATATATTCGTCTGGGTTCACCTTGCACTTGACCCCAGTTTCAAGGAGTTTCACTTCGCCTGGTTTAACACTGCCGGAATGATAACATGCAAGATCATAACCTGCAGAAAATTCCGTCTTACGTGTTGGCATAATTGCGTCATGATAACCTGTTACTTGTTCAAATTCATTTTCGTTCTTATTCATGTTTAAAGTCCTTTCATAATATGCTCGCCTATAGCTTGTACAACATTAACTGTTACTGCATTCCCTGCCTGTTTATACAATCTACTTTTGCTGTTTATAGCAGCAGCCTTGTTATATTGTTCGTCTGTAAAACCTTGCAGACGCCAACATTCTTTTGGTGTTAACTTTCTAATTTGTATAGGGGTTTTGTTTACCAAAACCCCTAATGTATCACTTGTCATGAGGGTGTTTGTACTTTGTGGTTGCACCCTACCTCTACGCAGCTTGCTTTCAGGATAAGCTAGATCTATGCCATCACCAACTTCTGCCAGTAAATACCCTTGCTTTGTAGCATTTTTTATAGCAACTCTTGAAACATGTTTATAGTCAGTAGCTGTTAAGGTCCTCATGTTACCAGTTTCGTCAAACACTCGATTATTATAATGAACCCTACTTTCTAATATTTTAGGTTCTAAATTGCCACCGCTACATGTAACCAAAGTAGGACTAACACCATTTGTGCTGTATACTCGTCCTCTTTGAGGGTTATCCTTGAACACATTGCTTTTGTTTAAATTCCCAATTTGACTAATAGTGGAGCTATTTTTTCTTGCGACAGGTAATAACTTTCGTCCACCTGTGTCTCCAAGATATCCGACAATATACACTCGTTCTCTGTTTTGTGGTACACCATAATCTTTGGAGTTATAAACACACCATTCGACAGTGTACCCCCTTTCGGCCATTTCACTGATAACTGTAAGGAATCCTCTTCCGCCATCGATTGAAAGGAGGTTTTTAACATTTTCAGCGATAAGCCATCTGGGTTTATTGTTTTCTTTTTCATCGATCAACCTCATAATTTCAAAAAACAGACCACTACGAGTGCCTTTTTTAATTCCTTGTTGTTTCCCTGCAATACTAACATCTTGACAAGGAAAGCCGAACGTCCATAAATCAGCATTTGGCAATTCGCAGCCTTTAACCTTTGTTACATCATCGCCAAACCATAAATTCGATGTGTCATACATCGCCCTGTATGATGCTTGCGCGAATTTATCGAATTCACACCAACCGACACATTTCATGCCAGCTCGTTCCAAGCCACTATGAAAACCTCCAATGCCTGAAAAGAAATCTATAAATGTATTAGGCTTTATGATCTCATTAAATAACATCATTCAATACCCTTTAATTTTAATTGTTTCCATACAGTACTTGTTGAGCGATTAACTCTTAATGCAATATCAGATAAAATCATGCCGTCTTGTCGCATTTTGATAGCGTCCTCGACCCAGTCGGTAGGCTTTAACGTTCTATTACGTAGCTTTTGACTACATGACGGACTACATGTCTTTTTGACATTTCTTAACCGGTAAGATACACGATATTTAATGCCACATATAGGACATTTTTTTACAACAATATCATTCGTCTTTTTATCAACAGTATCAAACTGGTGTTCCCTAACACGTTTTGTTACCTTAACTTTGTCTTTATGGCTAGCTTTCCAAATAGGCAAATGAGCCAAAAAGTAAGGAATATTATTCATTTTTCACCCTCCTTTTTTGACAATTCACTGGACCAAATACATATGCACATCATAGATACACCAACTGCACAACCTAACAATGCACCGGCTATAAATATAATCAGTTCCATTATGTCCCCTTACGTTTTAAATCATGTAACGGAGTTCCCTCCATTATCGGAATTATATCTATTTCAACCCTAGGCGAACTCTTATCAACTCCGGCAATGCATGAGCCATCGTAGTGTACTATCCATTTATCGTCGTCAATAAGTTTCGCATCGGTTAAGATGTCGCTAGTCGCTTGTAATAAGCCGACCAAGTCTGGCCAAGATCTTTTGTCCGGCATGTAATAGCGGCACCGGACATGGACTGGACCTGCAACATAGAAACGTTTTCGGTAAAATTGCAACTGTTGTAACGCTAATTTTTCATACTCGTCATATGCTTTTGATGGTAAGACACGAGGATATCGACCAGCCATTACAACCCTCGAACTATTTTTCTTTGTCGTTGGTCGGCCATATATTACAAGGCTATTCATTATGGTATTTACACCCCCTTTTCTTTTTCTAATATTTCTGCAATAGCCTTTAATGCCATAAGTCTTGCAACGCCCTTTTCGGTATCGCTATCTAACCCATGATATAAGGATAAAGCTGCACCCCATAACGCTACGCAAGCATCTAATTCATGGGTGTTACAAAACGGCTCACCCTCGATTTTTAATTTCACATTTTTAGGATCATTTATTGTAACTTCAATTTTCATGTTTTCGTCTCCATATATTCGAACATTATTTTCTAATTTAAGCTATGAATTTGGAACGATACGGCACTTCTAATATTCGCAATGAGTATTTTATAGTTAGGAATTAAAAGTAGCCGTATGGCTCAAAATTTTAAATTTCGCTAATTTCTAATGGGTCTCGTTTTGACTTCCCTTTAAACTGCAGCAAAAACGATGTAGACTTCAACCGGTCATAAATACGGCTGTCATATCCGTCTTTTATCTGCTTTACGTTTAAATTGGTAGTGATAATAGTAGCCCTGCCACGTTCTACCCTGTCAGATATAATGGCATCGACTTTATTGCCAACCCATTTATTGTCATATTCTGCCCCAAAATCATCGAGCACCAGTAAGGGACAATTACGAATTTGGTTTTCAAATTTCAAGTAGTGTTCGGCTGGTCCTTTGCTCAAAACAAGCAAGGTGTCGAGCAGGCTTATCATTGAGATTAGGTAGCCGTTATACCCTTGATTAATTGCAGTTCGTAAGATACTTATTGCAAGGCTAGTTTTTCCAGTTCCAACCGGCCCCATAAGTATGAGCCCCTTACCATTTCGAATGTGTTCACTTAAATGTAATGAATATTTGAAAGCATTGTTATAAGCCTCTTTATCCTCTGGAGGAGCTCCCAGTTTTTTAAGTTTGTCAAAGTCCATGTCTTTATATCGGCCTTTAATTCCATATCGGCTTAGATCTTTTTGACGTTCAATCACAATAGGTGGTGCATAAGTAGGTTTATAAAACTCATAGCCATTCGCCTGTTTCGTTTTTCCAGTCGACATCCGAGCCATCTGATTTTGCCTTAGCCTTTCCAGTTCCTTTGCCACGTCTATTGGTTCCACTTTCTTTAGCAGCCTCCTCCCTTATCTTGTTATTTAGTATGGCAGTGATATATGCAATACTAGCTTTGCCAACCTCAACTGATTTGGATATAGCTGTTATGACTTCACTTTCTCCAAAGTCATTGACAAGGTATTCTAATTTTTCTTTTGTCATTGGTGAAATTTCTCCAACATCATTCATGTAAATTTTGAATACATTTTTATATGGATCAGTTTTTGGTGGTTCTTCATCATCAAACATCTTTAATAGTTCATTCGAATTTTGATTTTCGCCGTCCCTATAATATGAATATGAATATATATTTTCTTTTCTTTTCTTTTCTTTTATTAGTTCGTTTTGTTCAACACTTGTTCGTTTTTGTTCAACACTTGTTCGTTTTTGTTTATTTTTACGTCTTGCCTCACCACTTTTAAGACCTGCCAACCTACGTTTTTGGCTAATTTCTTCATTTTTTGTTTTACGCAATTCAAATCGACGTGTTAAACTCGGCGACCAGAAAAATTCGTCATCACAAGCCAATAATTCGAAGTCATTTATAAGTGCAGAAATGAACAAAAATGAACAAAATGAACAAAAGGTGTTTTGTTCCAACACGTGTTCGTTTTTGTTGAACACATGTTCAACACATGTTAAATTTTGTTCGTTTTTCATGCCTAATTCGTTATCAAGGGCAACGAACGTATACTTTTTAAGTGGTAGTTTGTAATCTTCATATGATGCCAGTTTCTCGATGATTATCCACCACCAAGCATAGGCAATTACGCCGTACTCAGAAATCATGGCGACAATCTTAGGGTCGTTAAAGGCATCTACGTCATGACTAAAATAATAAGATTGATCTTTCGCCATAGTTCACCCCTTAATAAAATAAATCATCATGCTTAACGCCTAACACTTCTGCCCACATAAAACGCTTTTTATCAAACGTAATAGGCTTACCGCTTAGGTATAAAACTAACGCACGTGGGATAGTTTGAGCCTTATTGCTAAATTCCATAAGCGTTAGGTGCTTTTCTTCCAACGCCCTAATAAATACGTCAAATTTAACTCGCATAATTAGCACCCCTTTTCTTTATGCACGATAACTAATTTCCCTGTTGCAGCCTGCACTGCTTTCTTGAATTCAACCTCGTTCGAATTCTCATTAGATAAATGGATAAGGTGAATGGCTTTACATTGTGTAAGATCCATAGACCGTAAAAACTTTATGACATTTTCAAGTGCAAAGTGAGATTGAATAAGTCGCTCCATTCGCTGCTTGCTCAACTCATCTTGCTCGACTTTCTTATTTAACAATTCGTAAGAGTGATTGCACTCAACCAATATGTGGTGTACACCCTTAAAGGTGTATTTGCAGTAGTAAGTATCTGTGATATATAGCAATTTCTCTTCGCCATCTGTAATTAGAAAGCCAATATTAGGCACATCGTGTTGTAACTCAAAAGGTAATATCGTAAATACTCCTCGTTTGAAAGACTTCCTAGGAGTTATCTCAACCCATGAATGTTCGTCTACCACATGTAAGGCATCGGCAGTTTCTCGTAACATATATATTTTGTGGCCAAGTTTTAACATATCAACCACGGCCCTTGAATGGTCGCCATGTTGGTGAGTAACTACGGCACCCAGTAGGTGCAGAAAATTGTACCTACATGCCCTTTGAATGGTTTTGAAAGGTAAACCTACGTCAAGCAATAACTCATCGCCGTTTACGCTCGATTTAATGCGGTAGCAGTTGCCAGCGGAACTGCTACCAAAACATTCGATGTTAATCATTTGAACATTGCATCGGCGTTCAATACTTCGCCAGTTTCAGCATCGACAAAAGTTGGTTCATTAGGTTCAATGTCAATCACTTCACTATTGGCATTATGTTCAATAGTAGTTGTAACGTCGTCCATTACATCACTGACTTTACCCTCAACGTCGATAATTTCATCTGTAGTTTGTAAGCCCATTGAAATCTCAGGAGCAGTTGTGCGGATCAACCATGCTGCAGCCCTATAACGTAACATTTGGTCTGGCATTGTTTTCCATTTACTACCTTTTTTGTCGTACCACCCCTCTTGCTTGGCAATGGATATAGTAACTTCTGGGCCATAGATAACCTCATCGCTGCCCTTTTCTTTTGTATAAGCTACAACACCTTGGCTGTCCGTTCCTTTCTTGCCAGTTTCTTTATATTTGATAGCCTCAAAGCGACCACATTGATTGAAAGTAGCTATTAAGAATTTACTGGACCAACCTGGGTTGCCATACACGATATATAGGTTCTGCATAACCATTAGTGGGCTAGCGTTCATACGCTGAGCCATTTCCAACGCAATAATTGCATTGCCAAGATTTTGTTCGCCTTGGAATTGCTGTGGAACTAATGTAGATTTACTGAACATACTTGCTTGACGTTGCAGCAACGCAAAGCCATCGGCACTTTGAAAGCCTGGTAATGATTGTTGTTTTATAGTAACTTCTTTTGACATGGTTAGCCTCCTATATCAAAGTAATTTCTTTAAAATCAGCGTCTACAATCAATTTGATTGTTTGGCTGTTACATTTAATAAAGTCTGTTACGGCCTCAGCATTATCAATAAATACTGGAGCAGTAACTTTATAGAATTTAGTTAACGCATTAATAATGTCGAGCCCTACATTCATACGAGCTGCATTATTCATGCTACGGTACGGAACACCCTTATAGGTAGTTTCACAACATTCCTCAATGTTGCCATTCACTAAAACATTGAACATTTTAAAACGAGCATATTCAAAATGACTGTTGATGCTTTCCTCCAACATATCCACCTTTGCTTTGACGAATTCATCAATTAAGAAAGATGTTTCATCTAGTAAATTCTTTTCTGCTGCCAGTTTTTGTTGTTGGTTTTCAAGTTCAATCACACGTTTTTGAATATCAGCATTTAACGTGTATTTATTGAGCTCAGTTTCTAACGCTGCACGTTTTTCTTTGACGGAGCTTATTTCCTCATCAAGCCTTGCCACTTCTTTGTCGTCAGCCTCTTCGCCCTCATCTAATTCAAGTAAGAATAATTCGGCTTTTAGTTCCTTATAGTCTGGATCATCTTCGACATTAGGTTCTAAATAGCTTTCATATTCTTTGAACTTACTTTCATAAGCCTTTGTTTTGTCCTCAATTTCTTTAATAAGTCCATCGGCTTTTACTAGTAACACTTCTCGCTGTTCTTCATAGTTGGCTTTTAATTTTTTTGCACTTTCAATAAGTGATTGCCATTCCTCCAACTTTGCAGCCTTTTCAGAATTGAACGCAGCCTCTAACTCGGTTTGCTTATCTTCTGGCAATGGTTGTCCACAGGTGGGGCAAGCCTCTTTGTTAAACTCTTGAGTATTAAAGGTATCAAACTCAGCCTGCAAGGTTTCAATTCGCTTACTTTCTCGCTCAATATCTTTTGCCAAGTCATAAGCCCTGTCTGTATATCTATCATGTTCACTTTCGATGATTTTTAATTGTGTCAATAAAGCCTCGTATTCGCCACGTTTACGTTGCTTTTCTGAGTTGTAGATAGATAACACCTCGGACTGTCTTGCTTTCAACTGGCGGCCAATTTCATCGATTTTAGAACGCTTTTCTGTGGAGCTAAAACCATTAATGATAGTTGCCTTTTGACTTTCCAATTCATCAATAGATTTATTTAAGGTTTCAATGTCAGTCGTTAGCTTGCTTTCGCTTGTAGATATATCCGCTTTATTTCTTAAAGCCTCATCAATACGAACTGGGATCATATCCAGTTCTTTATTAATGGCAGTTTTCTTTGCAGCAACAATCTTGCGTTGCTCGTCCACTGAACGGCCGTTCAATAGTTCGGTTAATCGTTTTAATTCGTCCTTGCTATTGATTACGCTTGCATCGTCCACATCGCCACACATTTTGAGCAGTAATTGGCGTCTATTTTGCCAGCTGTACTGCTCGTTGAAGTATAAAGGGTTAGTGATTAATTTAAACACGTCCTCTGCAATAACATCATTGATATATTGCTTGTATTCCTTTTCTTTTACCGGAACATCATTTATGAAGTAGTCCGTAGTATGTCCAGTTAGTTTTGTGTCGCCACCACGAGGGCTGCTATACTTTTCACGATACACACGTCTTAAAGTAAAGCTGTTGCCATCATCGTTTAGGAACTCGGCCTCGACTTCATGATTGACCTTATGAATTGGCTCCCCATTTTCAAGGGTTTTAATTTCAAAATCGGCACGGTCTAAACTATCCTTGCCAAACAATAGCCAACATAAGCTGTCGAATACTGTCGTCTTGCCTGTGGCATTATCGCCATAAATAGTGGCGTCTATTCCACCGAAGTCGAATTCACTGTTTCTTATGCCTTTAAAATTTTGCAATTTTAATTTAAGTAATTTCATATTTCATGTTCTCCCTAGCTAACTTGTGCCTGCACATCAATCGTGCGTGGTTCAATTTCTAATTGATTGGCCCATTTAAGGACGGTATTATTAACGTCCTTATTCTTATGCACACATTGGTTGCCAAATAATTTGGCCTGCACCAGTTTTGTGAATTTCTTATCATCTTTTGACAATTCAAGGCACGCAATAGGTTTCATGTTATCGTCGGTAACAACAACAATGGCCGTATTGCCTTTCATAACTCTGTCTTTGTAAGATCCAACGCAGTTGCGTAGCTCCTTGCCTATCATCATTAAATCGGCTGCAGTTTTAGGCACCATAAAGTGCATACCATTCACATCGGCGTTTAACTCAGGCACTTTAGGCAAGTTTACGTCGCCGTACTCCTGCTTGTTATAGGTATTAATGAGTTCTGCATGTAAGTCTTTTAATTTAAACCTCTTACCCCAAAACTTATCTCGATATTTTAACTTCAATTCGGAATACATTTTTACGCAGTCTTCAATGTCTCTGAAGTCCTCTGATAATATCCAACGCAATGCAGCTGGCTCGCCATATCTAGCAATCATTACTTGCCAAAATTCTTTTGAACCATTGATGTGTAACTTCATTGACTTTCTTATGTCCTTAGCACGTTGCACTTTTCCGCTATAGCGTTGTATATCACAATCAGGCACACCATATCGATTTAGTGTCATAATAGTTCGTCTGATATTCTCATCGTTAAATAGCTTTAACACCTCGGACATACAAACTGCCAAAGGGTTATTTGCCATCGCCCTGCGTAAAGATCTACTGTCAGGAGATTTGCTTACAACTCGCATGGCCTCTTGGAAGTTCATACCTTTTTTAGTTAGCTCGAACACATTATCACCAATAGGAATGTTGATAACTCGACTGTATAAATGGCTATCATTCCAATATGATGCACAACGATGGATGTAAGATATGCTAGGCATATCTGGTGCAGCAATCTTCAGTGCCATATTTAATAGCATCGTAAAGAAATATCCACCCTCCTCGTTAGCGGAGGGTGATATATACACATCGGCTGCACTATATCCATATGTAGCCAATAAACGTTTTTGGAACGCTACTCTTAACACTCTGAATAAATCATTCAAAGGCTTTTTGTTAATGCTATGCATGGCATAAGATTTGCCGAAATACTTCAACACCTCCATGAAATAGTGTTCACGGATATAATTTGATGTAAGATCATACTTTTGGCGATTATAATCGATGTATATGGCTTTCTTTTTCTTAAAGTCAAACCGCAGCACCTCTTTGCGTGTTCCCTCATCAATAGAGGTTCCGTCCAATCGCATTGTTATAGCTTTATAGCTAATACGTAAATCGATACAGTCTTTTAACTCAACTACTTCTGCATAAATGTTTAATGGGATAAGGTGATTTTCATCGCCTATGTGTAAGACCTTGTCTCTGTATGGCTCACTATGACAGCCACAATTTGGACAAGTGAAATACTTCGCAGCAGTTGTGTAACCATTGCTATAGTTATACTTACGTTTCCATTTACCACCGAACGTAAAATTACAGTCAGTATGATATATAGTTGTGTAAGCTGCATCGTAGCGACTTTCTAAAATCACACTATCGAACATTCTAGGGATATATGTTCTCGCTAATACCTCCATGACATTCGCCCCTTTTAATCAAACATATCTAACGCATCGAACATATCCTCGGAGCTTTCCTCTAAGGCTGGTTGAGGTTCCTCCACTACCTTTGGCGGTTCCTCTTTCTTAGTTTTCTTTTTAGTTTGTTTTGGTGTTTCTTCTTTTTGCTCCTCAGCTTTATCTGCTTTCTTAGCCTCTTTTTCAACCAATTTAATGGCCTTTATGATGCTTTTAGATACAGAAATATTTGTTTCACAAAAGTCGATTGCCCTTTGATACTCGATTGTATTAGCTGGATCCAACTCAATCGCTTTTTGTAACACCTCAATTTGAGGTGTTACGTTATCAATTACTTGTTTAAAGCTATTTACATTCGCCATGTTGTCATTCTCCTATTTACCCATTAACGCATTAAGTTCTTGCATAATTTCTGGTGTTAAATCACCGGAATTAGGTTTGCCGTTAACTCCATGATTACGGAACACATCGAGTGCAGCTTTCACGCCCTCAGCACCTACATGTTTGAGCCAATCTTTGAAGTCGTTCCAATAGACTTGCGGATCTATTTCCGCAGTGTCTACGTCTAATTCATTTTCTGCAGGTTCCTCAACTTCTTCCACCTTAGCCTCTACAGGTTCGCCCTCGAAGTTTGTTACAGGAACTTCTGCAACTTCCTCGACTGGTTCTACCACCTCAACAGGTTCCGGCTTAGTTTCCTCAACTACTTTTGGTGCAGTTTCTTTTTTAGGTTCCTCTTTTACCTCTTGTTTAGGCTCCTCTACAACTTTTACCGCTAACTCCTCAATAGTTTTAGGGTTCATAAGTTCGTTATACTCAGCAATTTTTTTTGCCAAGTCTTTAGGGCCTTTAAATTCGATTGTGAATGTATTCATGGTTAATTCTCCTTATATTCGTACTCAAAGCTGATACTATTTCGTTCAGCATTTAAAAATAAAACTATATTGTGATAAGCAGGCGTTTTAGAGTTATCGCCTGCAACATTTGTAAACTTAATTCGCTTAGTAGGTATATATACGCCTATCCGTGTACGGTGGAATAATTTATGTCTTTGTACCCCCCCCAGTGTATCTATAGGCAATAACAGTACACTGGGCTTGCCAAGATCAATGCAACGTTCAATGATTTTATCCTTTATGCTATAAGGTGGGTTGGTAATGAGATAATCGAACTCATAATGCTTAGTTAAGAAATCTCGTATGCCCCATATAGCATGTTTGTCATATTCTGAGGTAATGATCTTCGTAAACTCACTTTCGGCAGTGTCAAATGGTAATAATATTCTGTCTCCAGTTTTAGGAGGAAATACTTTGAGCATCGTCCTAACTACATTGGATGGCGTATACCATTCATCGGAATAAGAATTATTTATAAGTGCCTGCTTGGTTGCCATTTAACACCCCTTTACGAAATAAGAAATACAATGTATATTAAAGTTGGTTAATTTAATTAAGGGCTGTTACTCAAATTTGAGTGGCGGCCTTTTTTCTTTGTTTTGCCCTCATTCGTAAATGAGATGTGTGGCAATCTTTACATACGGCAACCACCTTGCCAATGCCTGTGTTAAACAGGCTGTAAGTCGTAGCTGGCGTGAGTTTGTATCCGCAGTGATAACAACGCTTTACCATTTCACCAACACCTCGCCTGTAACCCACCATGTGAGAATGCTCATTACTACGAACAGGAATACTGCTCCAACGATAAAGCCCTCTACAATATCTGCGAATTGAGGTAATGCATTTGCTCGTCTCAATTCTCTTTTTTCTCGATAAGTCATGTTCATTCTTTACACCTCCATAAGTTGCAGCATACCTGCTGTAGTAGTTCGTATGCTCGCTTTTAACTCTTTTAATTCCCTTTTTAGCTGTTCATTCTCAGCCACTAACTCGGCATATTTTGTTGCCGTAAATTCTTTGTTGTACTTAGCTAGTGCATGTACTCCCTCCTTACTAAATCTGACGCCTGGCACGTCGGATAATTGAATTAGTTTACCCTCGTCTCGGAGCTGATATACTGCGGATGTAGATATTTGAAAGAGGTCTGCAACCTCTTTCACCGTATAAACTAAACTCATAAGCCAAGTACCTTTTTGACCTCGTAACATCTATCTATGTACGCTCTGACAACGTCTAAACTCCATTGCAGATCATCTGTTTGTTCAGGGCATTTTTTAAAACGTTCTAAAATATCTTTTTCGGCACGCTCATGACGTAATATGGTTTTATTGAACTCTTTTACTGTTTCACCCCATTTTGTGATTTGAATAAGCCCATAATGCTCGAACATGTATTCAACATGCTCCATACTTGCGAACTCCCAAAACTCTTTTGCAGTTTTCTTCATGATTAATTCTCCTTGTTATACTCATCAATTAACTTTTGAAGTTCATTATTAGGTGCGTCTGCAAAGTCGCTACATAGAGTGTCTGCACATTTCATAGCCTTTTCTTTACCATTCATGTCGTACACTAGGTTAAATTCAAGCTGCCATAATTCTTTGAATAGGTTTTCTCTTACTTCATTGTGTGTCATGTTCATTCTCCTTTGTTTACGTTTAGTAAACATTGATTATAAAAAAATATCTTGCATATTTAACTGACTATCAAGGTGGCGAAAGAAATCGTATATTTTAGCCATTTCATCTGGTTTAAAATGTCTTTTGCCATTCTCTTTTTGGTTATATGTGGACTTATGTAAGCCCAACATATTTGCCATTTCCAATTGTGTATAACCATATTTTTGGCGAAGTTTAGAAAGTTCTTTCATGTACGCACCTCCTTTGTGTTTACTACTTGTAAACTTCTTATGAGCTTATTATAGTTCACAAAATGCATACCGTCAAATAAACTTTTTATAAAAGTTTGCATATTGTAAGTTTACATTTTGTTTACAATTTAATATGATAGCTATAGGAGGTATGCAATATGAAAACTTTAGGGCAACGCATACAAACATTGCGAAAAGATAACCAATGGACTGGTGAGGAGTTAGGTAAAAAATTAAATGTGGCGAAGTCTACAGTATCACTATGGGAAAGTGGTGCTCGTACACCTAGCACGGATATGCTAACAGATATCGCAAAGTTATTTAATGTATCTATTGACTACCTTTTAACTGGTTCAGTACCTACGCAAGATGGTTATTATACAGATCCTGAAGTTGCAGCATTAGCGGAGGAGATTAAAAATGACCCTGAACTAAGGCTATTACTTAATGCAAAACGTAATTTATCCAAAGAGGAAATGCAAGCAATAATAAATATAACTAAATCGTTATTACAAAAAGACTAGGGAGAGTTATTTTGATTAATACAATATTTAGTGATAAGCTGCCTGCTGCTTGCGGTGGGTTTGTTAGAAAAAATGAGGACGATAGCTATACCATTGTCTTGAACGCTAACCACTCATACGACCAGCAACGAGCAACTTATAAACATGAATTATCGCATATCATTAATTGCGACCACGATAAGCAAGATCATATTAATTTTATAGAACATATTCGCCATATATAACAAAAAGCACCCTTTTATGGGTGCTTAATTTATAACTATTATAGCGAACATATGAACGGAGATACTATGCAATACAATATGACAATTCGTAGAAAAAATAAGGGTTATCAAGTAATTATATCTTTTAAAGATGGACGAAAATGGCGTCAAAAGTCAAAACAAGGCTTTGACACAAAACGAGATGCCAAAATGTACGGACTTAAAATAGTAGATAAATTAAAAAGTACAATCATAACCATTGATAGTAGTAAAAGCGATATAACATTCTTACACTTTTATAATATATACATCAACGAGAAAGCCAATATAACAGAAAACACACGCAGAACATATAGCACCATTATAAATAGCTATTGCCAATCGCTTTTGAATAAAGCTATAAGCGAGATAACTCATCAAGATATAATACAACTACTAAACGAACTGCCTAGATCATCAGCAAGCAAAAACATATGCCTGGTGCTTTTAAAATCGATATTTAATTATGCTATCACTCCTTATCGGATAATTAGCCATAGCCCTTGTGCAGCAATTAAGCGTTTCAAGTCAAAGGCTAATAGCTCACCGTCTACAATTAGCCAAAATGATATGAATTTGCTCCTGTATGCCATTAAACGTAAGCACCCCTTATATTATCTCCTGTGCAGTATAGCACGCTATACAGGGGCAAGATATGGTGAAATTTTAGCACTTACATGGGATGATATAGATCTAGTTAATAATACTATATCTATTTCAAAGCAATGGACATGGCTAGGCAATGCTGGGTATGGGTTTAGTCAACCTAAAAGCCGTAATAGCATTCGTACTATTCCTATACCTGAGATATTAACCGATGAGCTGTTATGGCATATAGGCAAAGGAAATGAACGTTTATTCCCATTTAAGACTAATCGCAGCTCGCCACTTAATAGAGTGATACAACGCTATTTACCGGATAAGTCGATACACTCTTTCCGCCATACCTATGCGACAACCCTACTCGCCAACGGTGTAGACATTCAAACTGTAGCCAGTTTACTGGGCGACAAACTAAATACGGTTATGACTACGTATATTCACTATTCAGACGACATGAGAAAGCAAGCAACGAACCACATAGCAAGCATATTTGGATAGTATTTTTTTCAAAGACATCCAACTTGTAATTATAATCTCCCATAAACCCCAATCCTTAGAAAATATACTTTAACTATATAATTATAAAGCATTTATAGTAGTACTTTCAAATAATTGTTTTTTTTACAGTCATCTGCTATCTTTATTATAGTAATTATTATATATTATAGAAATAAATTATT